AGGCGCGTTGCTGCAGTCAATGATCCCAACGGCGCATGGTACTCACAGCAACCGCATTGGATCCTGATCGAGGATCTCATGCAAGGCACCTACGGGATGCGGCGCAAGCATCGCCGTTACCTACCGCAGGAACCTAGGGAGCAGGATGAGTCCTACGACAACCGCCTAGCGCGTAGTGTGGTCCCGCCGTACTACCAACGCCTTGAACGGATGCTGGCCGGGATGCTAACTCGCAAGCCCGTTCGGTTGAATGATCTGCAAGACGTGATCCAGGAACAATTATTTAATGTAGATTTACAGGGCAACGACCTAAACGTATGGACCTATGAAACCACACGTAAAATGGTCCGTTATGGTCACATCGGCATTTTAGTTGATGCGCCCAAAGACACTGGCCGCCCTTACTGGGTTACATACACGCCACGCGACATCCTAGGCTGGCGCACTGAAGGCAACGACCTAATTCAGCTACGGCTACAAGAAACAATTGTCGTGCCTGATGGTGAGTACGGCGAGAAGACAATCGAGCAGGTGCGGGTGCTAACACCTGGCGCATATGAACTGCATCAGCGTGATGAGAAGAGCAGTTGGAAGATTGTGGATGAAGGCAACACAAGTTTAGATAAGATCCCATTCAGCATTGCATATGCCAACCGCGTTGGCTTTATGGAATCAAGGCCACCATTGGAAGATATTGCAGAGCTAAACCTTAAGACTTATCAAATCCAGTCAGATCTAGATAACCAGCTTCATATCTCAGCGGTGCCGATGCTGGCCTTCTACGGTTTTCCATCAGCGGCGGAAGAGGTATCAGCAGGCCCCGGCGAAGCAATTGCGTTCCCTGCTGAAGGCCGCGCCGAATACATTGAACCAGCAGGCCGTAGCTTTGATTTTCAATTCCGCAGGCTGGAGCAAATCGCATCACAAATCAATGAACTTGGCCTATCAGCCGTGCTAGGCCAGAAGCTATCAGCCGAAACCGCTGCGGCTAAGACCATCGACCGCAGCCAAGGCGACAGCACTATGATGGTGATTGCGCAGAATATGCAAGATATGATCGACAATTGCCTGCAGTTTCATGCTCAATATCTCAACACACCACAGGCCGGTAGCTGCCTAATAAATCGGGATTTCCTTGGCGCAAGGCTTGACCCTGCAGATGTAAGCAGTTTGCTCCAGCTTTATACAGCAGGCACCATCACGCAAGAAACACTGCTGCAACAACTGGCCGATGGCGAAGTGTTGGGCGATGACTTCGACGTGCAGCAGGAGATTGACGCTACGGCAAATGCTGGCCTATGACAACACCATCAGCGCTATATCGCAACGCAATCGACCTAAACCGTTACAGCAACAGTGTTGCCAAGCGTATTGTCAGCGCATATAACGACATCATTATTGATGCTGCAAATCAACTGCGCGTCATAAATGACTTAACGGCACCAGCCAAGGCTGCACGGTTGCGTGGCATCCTTGCGCAGCTTAAAGACTCACTAGCCACATGGGCAGGCGACAGCACGGTCACCACTGCAAGTGAACTGCAAGGCCTAGCTGAATTGCAATCGGAATTTGTCACTGAGCAATTGCGTAAGGTGTTGCCAGCCGGTGCCCGTGATGCAGTAAACACCATTGAGATAAGCCCACAATTTGCGCAGTCTGTTGTTACAACTGATCCAACTCAGTTAAATGTGGTCACCCTAAGCGATGACCTATTTAAGGCAGCTTTTGGCTCACCACAAACCTATAGCCTGACCGCAGCACAAGGCACAGCAATCACGTTGCCCAATGGCGAGGTGGTAAACAAAGCATTTCGCGGTATTGCTGAATCACAGGCCGAGCAGTTTTCGCAGGTGGTACGTAATGGCCTGTTGACAGGCGAGACCACACCAGATGTAGCAAAGCGCTTGATTGGTAGGCTTGAATTTGGCCAGGCAGGCAGCGTTAGGCAAATCGCCCTTGCGGGTGGTCAAGCTACTAAGGCCGCTAACTATCAGGTGATTTCGCTGGTGCGCACCAGCATCAATCAAGTGGCAAACGAGGCAAGCCAACAGGTATATGAGGCCAACCAAGACATCACGCAGAAATATCGTTACGTCGCAACACTTGACACTCGCACAAGTGCCATATGCCGTGCACTTGACGGTCGTGAGTTTGAGTACGGCAAAGGCCCTAAGCCACCGCAGCATTTTGGCTGCCGTTCAACCACAGTGCCGGTCATCAACTATAAGGAGCTTGGCTTTGACGCACCGCCATCAGTTAGCAAAGGCAAACGCGCCAGCATGGATGGGCCAGTGCCTGCAAACACCAGCTACGGTCAATGGCTTAAAGATAAGATGCCAGGCGAGACAGAGGCAGATGTGATTAGACGGCAACAGGAAGTGCTTGGCAGCAAAGCACCCTATTTCCGTAGACTTGCTGACCAGCATGGCGCCCGTGATGCCATCGCAAAGTTAGTCCGTGATGACGGGTCAGAGCTAACCTTGGATGAGTTGCGTGGTCGCTATGGCAAAGCCTAAGGACAAGATCGCCAAGATCATGGGCGAATACAAGCGTGGCACATTAAATACCGGTAAGCCAGGCCCCGGCAAAGGTCCAAAGGTTAAAAGTCGCAAGCAAGCCATCGCAATTGCACTTAGCGAAGCTGGCAAGACCAAGAAGCCCAAGAAGGGCATGAAGTAATGGCTAAGAAGCCCGGCCTTTACGCCAAATGATCACCTATCGCGGTGAGGAATTTGAGGGGTACAACAAACCCAAGCGCACCCCAAACAATCCAAACAAGTCTCATGCCGTGCTTGCCAAAGATGGCGACACCGTTAGGTTGATCCGCTTCGGTCAGCAGGGTGTGTCTGGATCGCCACCGAGACAAGGTGAATCAGCAGCAGATAAAGCCCGCAGAGCTGCATTTAAGGCTCGCCATGCCGACAACATCGCCAAAGGAAAATTGTCTCCTGCCTATTGGGCGGATAAGGTAAAATGGTAATGTACTTTAGCCTGCGGCTAATTCATGTCTGAAGAAAATCAAACTCAGGAGCCTGCGGTGACTGAGCAACTGCAACGCAGTGTCGAAGCATTAGAGCGCAAGAATCAAGAACTGATTGCCGAATTGCGGGCGGCCAAGAAATCACCGCAACTGCCAGATGGGGTGAACGTTGACGAATTGCTTGAATTTAAGCGCAAGGCCGAGCAGTCTCAACTGGAGCAGCAAGGCAACTACACCGAAGCCAGGCAGGCTTTGGAGCAGCAATACCGTGAGGCGACGACGCAAAAGGACCAGCGCATTAGCGAACTTGAAACCCGAGTCAAAGAACTAGAGCTAATAAGCCCTGCTGTCACGGCATTGGCTGAGATTGTTCACGACCCAGACCTAGTGCTCAAATCCAAACTGTCACCTGACCAGATTGAACGCGAAGCTGATGGCACCGTAGTGGTGGTCAATGGCTATCAGCGCACACCAGTGGCTGAATGGGCAAAGACGCTGCCAGCATGGATGCAAAAGGCACCTAAGCCCCAAGGCAGCGGCGCACCATCAGGTCGCAATGCAGGCGAGATACCTGCAGGCACCATAAACCCATTCGCCCGTGAGTCATTCAACCTGACCGAGCAATCACGGCTATATAAAACAAACCGTGACTTGTACGACCAATTGAAGGCGCTAGCCTAATTACATCCGGCAGCGCCGGTAGGCGGGTTGCGCCTGCTGCTATCTGTAAACACTTTTTTTCTGGAGAAACACCGTGGCGACCCTTCGCTCCGATGTCATCATTCCTCAGATATTCACCCCGTATGTGATCGAGCAAACCACTGTGCGGAACCAGTTTCTGCAAAGTGGCGTAGCTCAACCCATGGCGGAATTGAATGGCACTGAAGGTGGTGACCTAATCAACATTCCTTTTTGGAAAGCAAACCTCACCGGTGATGCTGAAGTCCTTACCGACTCCACAAGCCTCACCCCTGGCAAGATCACTGCTGACAAGCAAATCGGTGTAATCCTGCACCGTGGCCGCGCTTGGGAAGCACGCGACTTAGCGGCTTTGGCTGCTGGTTCTGACCCTATGGCCGCCATTGGCCAAAAGGTTGGCGAGTACATTGCTAACCAACAACAAAAGGATCTCTACAAGACCCTTGAAGGTGTATTCGGTGCTCTAACCGGCTCAGATTCACCTGCCTTTGCAGATCTGCGCTTTGACACCAGCGGCATGACTGCCCTTGGTCCCAAGCAAGTTGCCCAAGCCCGCGCCAAGCTGGGTGATCAAGGCGACAAGTTGGCTGCTGTTGCTATGCACAGCGCGTGCTACTACGACTTGGTAGAACGTAAGGCCATTGATTATGTGTCAACTGCCGACGCCCGTGGCACTGCAACTACCTTCTCTGGTGGTTCAATGGTTTCCGCTTACGGCGGCGACAATGCAGTTCCTACCTATATGGGTCTGC